GACTTCCACTCCACCGCCGCCCCATCCAAAAGCCGCGCCAAGAACCCCAGATCGCTCACGCCTCGATCTCCGCGACAATCGCGTCAATCTCGGTGCGCAACTGGGTGATCTTGGCGACGGTCGTCTTCAGGTCAGCGTTCAGCACGGCAATATCCGTCACCTGACGGGTGTCTTTGGGTTCCACATACGCGCTGACCGACAGGTTATAGTCATTGTCGATGATCCGCTGTTGCGCGACGGTTTCGGCCACATGGGGCACGTTCGCTTTGGCGTCGAACAGCTGGATGATCGCCTCAATATGGCGATCTTCCATCAGGTTGGTATTGGTGCTTTTGCGAAAGAAGGCGTCGCCGGTGGCATCGATGAACTGCACCGATGTGTCGGGCTTGTTCTTGGCCAGCACAAGGATGGTCACTGCGATGGTGGTGCCAAAGAACAGGTTCGGCGCCAGCGCGATGACGGTTTCGACGTAGTTGTTGTCGATCAGATATTGCCGGATCTTTTGCTCGGCCCCGCCACGGTAGAAAATGCCCGGAAAGCAGACAATCGCCGCGCGGCCCTTGCCTGACAGGTAGTGCAGCGCATGCAGCACAAAGGCGAAATCGGCCTTGGATTTTGGGGCCAGCACGCCAGCGGGGGCAAAGCGGTCATCGTTGATCAGGGTTGGATCGTCCGATCCCTTCCACTTGACTGAATAGGGCGGGTTGGAAACGATGGCGTCAAAGGGTTTGTCATCAAGAAAATGCGGATGCTCCAGCGTGTTGCCGTGCTGGATGTTGAACTTGTCATAGTTGATGTTGTGCAAGAACATGTTCATGCGGGCGAGGTTGTAGGTGGTGTATTTGATTTCCTGCCCGAAAAAGCCGTCTTCGATGATATGGTCTTGGAAATGCTTGCGGGCCTGCAACAGCAGAGAGCCCGAGCCGCAGGCGGGATCGTAGATCTTGTTCACGCTGCTCTGGCCGTGCTTGGCAAGTTGGGCGATCAGCTTAGACACATGCTGGGGCGTGAAGAATTCACCGCCCGACTTGCCCGCATTGGCGGCGTAGTTCGAGATCAGGAATTCGTAGGCATCGCCGAAAAGGTCACCCTCGTTATGTGCGAAATCGAGCTTGAGGTCCGCCACACCTTTGAGCACCTTTGCCAGTCGCTCATTTTTTTGGGCAACGGTGTTGCCAAGACGGTTGCTGGTGGTGTCGAAATCCGAAAACAGGCCCTTGATGTCATCTTCCGAAGGGTAGCCATTGGCCGACCCTTCGATCGCTTTGAACACGGCGGCAAGATCCGTGTTCAGGCTTTCGTTGGTGTTGGCCGCTTTGGCCACATTTTTGAACAGCTGTGAAGGGGCGATGAAATAGCCTCTGGTCTTGATGGCATCCACTTTGACGTCGTCGGGAATGTCCGCGTCAGACATCGCGGCATAGTTGATGCTGTCTTCGCCCGCTTCGATGTAAGTGGTGAAATTCTCGCTGATAAAGCGATAGAAAAGGGCGCCCAAAACGAATTGTTTGAAGTCCCAGCCATCAACGGCCCCCCGTACTTCGTTGGCGATGCTCCAGATTTGGCGGTGGAGTTCGTCACGTTGCTGCTGGCTGGTCATTTATGCTCTCCGTAGTGTTTTTGTTCTTGTTCGTCGTTTTAGCGGTTGATGTCGCTTTTGCGAAAGCGCCACGGGCTTGCGATCTGTGGCGCATGAGTATTGCTAAATGAAGCCAACCGGTAGGTCAGCTTCGTGGCCAGTCTAGGGATGTCCTGTTCATTGCCAACGAGGTTCACTGGTCGTTCCAGGGGTTAATCACGCGAACACCGCAGCCGTCGAAATCCTTGACGTTGCGGGTGGCAATCGGTGCATCTGTGGCACGGGCGATGGCTGCGATCTGACAATCGGCCTCGGCGATAGGGCGGCCCGCAGCGCGGCGCTGGGCTGCGATTTCTGCATAGGCTTTGGCGGCAAGGCTGTCGAAGGGAAGGACGCGGGACTGGAAGTCCTGGTCGATCATTGCATCGATGGCCAGTTGCAGCCTGTCGCGGCGCTGGCCCTCGGGCAGGATAGCGACGCCCGTGCGCAGTTCGGCCTCGGTCACGGCCGAGATGAACAGCTCAATCGCATCATGCTGGCCAAACCAGTCCAGCACGGTCTGCGCCGGTTCTGCGCGCATCAATTCGGAGATGACGTTGGTGTCGAGGAGGATCATCGATCACTCGAAGTCTGGTGTGGGCCGCATCGGACTGCGCTTGGTCGATGCCAAGTCGATGCCGCCCACCGCCGCGAACCGGGCATGGATGGCCTGACCGAGGTTCTTTGGAGCGCTCGGCTGGCCGACAACCTGCCGTAGAATATCGCGCGCCTCTTCCTCCATCGACCGACCATGTTCGGCGGCGCGCACCCGTAGGCGGCGTTTTACATCGTCGTCGAGATTGCGAATCGTGATGCTGGCCATGTTGCCCTCCGGTTGCAGGTCCAAAGATAGACAATGATAGCATTGCAATCAAGCAAAAGCTGCGCTGGAGACTGGACCAAGTATGTCTAGTTTCAGGGATTATCGCATTGGGAATACTGCTATTTGCGCGACGAAACCAGCCAAGGCAGCACCTTCGGCATCGCCGCCGTCATCTCGACCTCGCGCAGCATGCGCGCTGCCACCAACCCATCGCGCACCCAATCCAACGCCAGCCACCAATCCTCATAGCCGCGTCGGGCGGATGCGATCTGTTCCGGATGGGGCCGCCAGGTGACCGGGCAGGCCAGAACGTTGACCGTTCGCCATTTGCCCCGGGTCAGCACCCGTTCGACACCCACCACGATTGTGCTTGCCCGCTCGCCATGCTGATTTTGCTTGGTTTCGACTGGCACACAGCGTGGCACGATGCCGGGCATCCAGTTCGGGGTTATCCCTGCACGTGCCAGTTCTGCCACGCTGACCGCCATGCGGATGCCGCCAAGGCTGTCGGGCATCCCGGCGACGGTCGCGGCGATCACCTCGGCGTCGGGATGGGTGTAGCTGCCCATCTTGTGCTGCCCACCGTCAACTTTGCAGCCAAGGATGGCGCGTTGCAGCAGGACGTATTCGAGGCCAAAGCCGAAGCCTTCCTCGACCAAGTCCTTGGGCGGCGGCAGTTCCAACTGGGCCTTTTCCACACCAAACGCCCATTCCAGCGCCGCCTGGACGCCCAGCGCACGTTTGACCTTGCTGCCGCCCGAACGACCGATCCGTCCCTGGACGCTCATGGCAGCAGCCCCTCAAGGAAATCCATCTGCGCTGGGCCTTCCGTCCCCGCAGTGGGCCGCCAGATCCACGGGCCCGAGGCCATGGGCAGCCGCGAGAGAGCGCCACGCATGTGCTGCTGCCAGAGGATGAACTCCGTTGCCGAGCAGGCGCAAAGCGCGTGCCCGATGGGCCAGCCCATCAGCCATCCGACGAAGAGCGGGTTCAGCCGCCGTCGCGACCGGCCCTTCAGGATCCGCCGACATGCGGCGCGCCCATGAGAGGCAATCATTGAAGCCCAGAGCGGGCGCGAGATCGGGGCGTGATGGGAGCACTGCCGCCCATCCGGCATGATCGCCGGGACCGAGCGGGTGAAGCCCTGTTCCGCCCGGTAATGCAGGATATCCATCCGGGACTTGCCATCCGCTCGCGTGATGCTGGCCGGGCTGATGCCCTTCCAGTTCTGTGCTGCCGGTGTCGGCCACTGGATCGCTTGGGCCGACAGTTTCGGCTCGCCCCGGCTGTTGATCTTGCCGAGGAGCCGGTCCACCTGATCGTCCGCCACCGGCGTTTTCCATTGCGCCGCCTGCGCTGGCAGGGGCGGCATCCCGCCCGAGCCATAGCTCTGGCCCGGCCCACCCTTCGCGCCGTCGGTCGCCTTGGGCGTCGACCACTTCGTAATGCCCAGCGCCAGCGCTTCCGCCTTCCGAGTGAAATCGCTGTTGCCCGCCGGATTGTACCGATCCGTGCCTGGATGCAGGCTCATCGGTGTGGGCCAGGATGAAGATGCGCAACCGCTGATGCGGCGCGCCAACTTCTGCCACCGAAAACAGACCCGCCGCAGGCGTGTAGCCCAAGTCCCAAAGCTCTCGCAGGACGGTCTCAAGGCCGAGGGTGACGTGACCGGGGACGTTCTCCAAGAAGACCCACTCGGGGCGGCATTCGCCAATGACGCGGGCGACATCGGGCCAGAGGTGGCGGGGGTCATTGGTCCCTTCGCGCTTTCCAGCGGCGCTGAAAGGCTGGCAGGGATATCCGGCGAGGACGATGTCGAAGGCACCTCGGAAGGGCCGAGCATCGAAGCTGCGCAGATCGTCCCAGATCGGGGCCGGGGCGAAGTATCCGCTGCGCTGGGCCGCGACGAGGACGGATCGCGGCCAGTCCTCCCATTCGACGAAGCATCGGGTGACCGCCCTTAGCGGTGACCATTTTGAAACCTACCCGGACGAGATCAACTGGGGCGACGTTGGTACCCTCACCCACTACGCCAGCCTGCTGCGCCAGATTACCGACAGCGTCTTCAAGGAGGGCGAATACGCCGAGTGAGGCGACCCCGCCTCGAGCCTGCCCCGCGATGGCGGGGCTTGGCCTCATAGAAGCGTGCCGCATTCCGCGTGCCGTGAACGCAGAGGCCACCATGACCAAACTCACTGAAACCCAGACCATCATTCTCAGCGCCGCAGCCCAGCGCGCGAGCAATCTGGCGATGCCGTTGCCCAAGGGGCTGCACGGCGCTGCCGCGAAAAAGGTCATCAGCATGATGATCGGACGCGGCTGGCTCGAGGAGGTCGACGCTGACCTGCGCAAGGTCGAGCCGCTCTGGCGCGAGACCGGCGATGGTCACGGCACCACGCTGGTGGTCACCGACCCGGGGCTGCTGGCCATCGGGATCGAGCCGGTTGTGGTGAAGGCAATGGCTGCCATTCGTGATCAGTCGGCCGAAACGCCCGTACCCAAGCAGCCGACACCGCGCGCCGGGACCAAGCAGGCAATGCTGATCGCAATGTTGCAAACGGCAGAGGGTGCGACGATGGACGCGATCGTCGCTGCCACCGGTTGGCAAGCTCATACGGCGCGCGGGGCAATGTCGGGTGCCTTGGGCAAGAAGCTGGGGCTGGTCGTGACCTTCGCTAAGCCAATGATCGACAGCGCGACAGTTATCCATCGGTGAAAACAGCCTCAAAGCGCTGCAGAGCTTTGTGACGACCGATTCGTACTCTGTTGCATTATATTGGGTGATCTCATGAGCTGTTTCTGGACAGAACAATCTGACGCCAGCGGATAAGTGAATGAACCGCGTGCCTGGATCAATATCACTGATGAATGTTTTGTGGTGCCGAACAGGTAAGGGAAATGCTTCGCCTGGGTTGATCGCGACATCACAAATGAGAAGAAATAGCCCTATGACTGGGTGATTGATCGTCGGAGGCCGTTCTAGCTCGGTGAGCGTAAGGAAAGCGTCAAATGCTAATGTATAGACGTGCGACATCATTCCTGCATCGTCAGCCTCTTTCCAGTCAAATGCGCCGCCGGAGGCAAAATGCAGATACTGGAGTTGAGCGAAACGCGCTTGCCCTTCAAAAATATGATAGGCGCCGCGCGCATGTGAACACGCTGATCGCGGCCTCGGGTGACACGATCACGGCCCGCGCCCGCTGGCTTGTCAGGAACAATGGCTATGCGGCCAATGCGGTGGAAAGCTTCGCCAGCAATGTTGTCGGTGACGGCATCAAGCCGTCGTCGACCATCGCAGATGCCGCCAAGAAGGAAGAGTTGCAGGCGCTTTGGCTGGCCTGGACCGATGATGCTGACGCCGAAGGACTGACAGACCTCTACGGTTTGCAGCGCCGGGCCGCCCGCGAGGTGTTCCTGTCGGGCGAGGTGTTCATCCGAATTCGGCCCCGCCGGGCGGAAGACGGTCTGACCGTGCCGTTGCAACTGCAGATGTTACCTGTAGAAATGTTGCCCCTCGACATGAACCGCACGCTGCCCGGCGCGGGGCTGATCCGGCAGGGCATCGAGTTCGACGGCATCGGTCGCCGCGTCGCATACCACTTCCTGCGCCGCCACCCGGGTGACCTGACTGATCCGGGTTTGGCTGGGGAAACCGTCCGCATCCCGGCTGCGGACGTGATCCATGTCCTCGACCCGGTCGAAGCGGGCCAGCTGCGCGGTGTGTCCCGTTTTGCCGCTGCCATCGTCAAGCTGTTCACCCTCGATCTTTATGACGATGCGGAGCTGGAAAGGAAGAAAATCGCGGCGATGTTCGCAATGTTCATCACCTCCCCCGCGCCAGAAACGCCACTGGAACCGACCGAGGACGATCTGGAGGTTGAACCGGGTCAGGTGGTGCGGCTGGATCCGGGTGAAGACGTCTCCACCCCGGCCACCCCGGATTCTGGCGGCACCTATGAGCCGTTCCAATACCGGACGCTGCTGCAAGTCGCGGCGGCGCTGGGCATTCCCTACGGCTATCTGACCGGCGACACGGCGAAGGGCAACTTCTCCAACACGCGGATCAGCCTGATCGAGTTCCGCCGCCGGATATCAGCCTGGCAACATGGCGTGCTGGTGTTCCAGCTGTGTCGTGTGGTTTGGACCCGCTGGATGGATGTCGCGGTGCTGGTGCGGTTCCTGACGCAGGCCATCTCCGAGCGCGGTTATGACGCTGAGCAGGTCGACCGGGAAATTGCCGCAGAGCGTAAACGCGAGCTGGCATTGGGTCTCGACTTCCGCCGTCCGGGATCCCCGGCACAGGGGCTGGGAGCAAGATCTGCAAGCGATGAGGATGCTGCTGCGGGCGAAGATCCGGAGGGCGATGCAGATACGGAGGATGACCCTGATGCAAAGGCTAAACGATGAGCAGTCAGACAGGCAGGAGATCAACTCCGGGCAA